AAGTCTTGACGTTGGATTTGCTGTATGTATTACAAAGTCTATTTTGCTTACATAATTATAAGATTCAAAAGTATCAAAACTAATATATTTTATAAATTCATCAGCATAATTAGGTATATTATCTGGATTTCGAGTTGTAGCATAAATAAATAAGTTTAAATTATAAGTCTTATTTAGGTATAATAAAAATCTAATTAAAGAGCTGGCCAAATAGCCTTTTGCTCCTGTTATTAGAAATACCTTATTTTTAAACTTATTATGCTCTATGTAATTAGAGTATCTTGAAAATTCCTTTGCTATTAAATTCATAAGTTTATCCCTTCATCTGTATAATTTAGCAAATATTTATTAAATTTATTATTTAAGGCTATAAAAAAGAACCTCCGAAGAGGTTCTTATTTATTCTTACTGATTAGCTAGACTAGCAATTAGTCAACAATCTTACCAGCAACAAGAAGGTTCTTGTTGAGTAATGCTTTTGCGTACCAAGTGCTGAAGCCTTGTGCTAAACCACCGTCTGGTGTACCAAGTAATTGGGTTGGAACGATAGCCATGTAAGGTGCGTAGACACCAGCAGAGCTCATCATATCGGAACCGTTTAAGCCGAAGAAGAATTCGCCTTCACCTAATTCTGGGGAAACATAGACTGATAATGAGTCGATTTCACCAACTTTGTAAGGACCATTCATCTTAGGATTCTTAACTCCAGTGTAACCATTGACGAACTTGATGACTGGTAAGACATCAGCGTTGATTACCATGTAGTTAGGATGGAATTTCTTGGTTCTCTTGTAGATGATTGCACGAGCTTTTTCAATAACTTCTAAGAAGCCATTGTAGTGCTCAAATTTGCTAACGCCGTGTGGAAGGGTCTTTGACCAGGTTAATTCTGGAAGAGCTTCACCAGCGCCATCAGCTAACATACGAACGATTTCAGTATCGATTTCGTAAGCTAATTCACCACAAGCTTGTTCAGCGATTTGTTTATCGAGTGAGAAGCCGTAGTCAGTCTTTGCTTGGAAGGCTGTGATTTGGTCGTAACGGACAGCGATACGTCTTGGTTCTGCAACTAAGGCGATGTGTTCCATTTTTGGACCAATGGTTGGGATATCCTTTGCAGGAACTCTTTCCATTTGGAATTCTTCTGAAACGTAAGCAACTTTGTCACCTGCGCCGTAAACTAAGTCAGCGACTTTGAAGAATTCGACTTTGCCATCAGCGTGGATGACTTTAGCATCATAGCCCTTACCAGCAGCAACATCTTCGTCTTCTTTAACGAATCTGCCGTTTGCGATAGGAGTTAAAGCTAATTTTCCGCTTGAACCAACTTCTTCAACGATAACTTGTGAAGTGAAGTTAGTTCTGGCTTCTGAAGATTCACCAAGTCCGAAGACACTGTTGAATTCGTGGCCTTTTTCGATTCCACCCTTATCAGTCTTAGAAACATACTTTAAGTATGCAACTGAGCCGCTGTAAGAAGTCATTGGGTGAACGATGACTAAATCGTTAGCGATTAAGCTAGGAACAGCGATGTTTGTGAGGTTTAAGCAGAATTTCTTCCAAGCACCGAGGTCTGATCTCTCAGTTGCGACAGTGTTAAGAGCTTCTGTCATCCATCTGTTTGTGTTGTCTAATAAGACAGCAGTAGTAAGTTTGGCGTTGCTAGAAACTGTTCTGCCGTCAAAGTTCTTTGCGACATAAGCTTCTGCGACTTTTAATTGTCTTGAATAAGTTTCAAGTAAATTTTGTCTCATTGATTTTCTCCTTAATTAAATTCTAATTTTTAAGATATTAGTAATCTCTTCGATCAAGTCCGGCTAACTCGAACAGTGAGTCATCTAATTCATAGCCATCATCTGGGTCTTTTGGCGTAGCCTTGGACTCAACAACTCTGGTTCTGGATCTGTCAACGCCGAATGGTAACTTGGTCATGTTGACATTGATTTCTAGTAAGTCATCGCATACTTTGTCGATGTCGTCCATACTATAGCCTTCATTAAGACGGCTTGTAATGTCAGTTGGTCTGACACCGAGCATGGATGCCTTAGATGCGATATATCTCTCTAATACAGCATCAGCCTTAGCTTTATACTGTTTAGCAAGAGCTGTTCTCTCTGCAAGCTTTTGCTTGTATTGAGTGATTTGCTCGTTAAGGGCTTTTTCATTAGCCTCTGCTTCAGCCTGCATCTTGGCGAGGTTTTCGGTTAATGTCTTCACCTTAGCGGAATCATTTTGCATACTTTCGGTCAACTTAGTGGCTTTAGATGCGGTCTCTTTCAAGGTTTGTATTGTTTCTTCGTCTTTCTCAATTTGTTCTTTTAAGGAAGCAACTTCCTTTTCGAATCTGAGTGACTTTGCAGCTAATTCACTGGTTCTCGCAAAAGCAGTCTTATATTTGGTTAAGCTTTCTTGTAATCCTTTAACCTCGGCATCGCTAACTGTTTTTTGATTTCTAAGCTCTTTGACTTCTTTTTCAAGTGCAGTTTTCTGACGAATAGCTTCTTTTAGACTTTCGATAACTTCATCATCTCCGTTATCAACGGCTTCCTCAGATGTCTCTTCGGTCTTATCTTCTGCTGTTTCTTCAGCATCAGCTTCTTTATTATCACTGACCTCTTCTACAGGGGTGCAGTTGATATCAATAATTAATTTGCCCTCTTCGCTATCATCGAAGATCATTTCAGGAATGTATTCCTTATCTTCGATGGTAACGTTACCAAGCTCTAAAGCAAGGTTTTCATCATAACCTTTAAGAGTATCAACGAATGCTCCAACGGTTTGTTCAGTTGCTTCTGGGTCTTTTTCAGCAACTTCCTCAGTAGATTCCTCCTCAGTAGGAGTTTCAGCTTCGGTTTCAACGACGTCAGCTTTGACTTCTGTAGCTTCGGTTTCTTCTGGTTCAGCATCACCTTCTTCTTCATTAAGTGGTGCAGTGACTTCTTCATCGATTAATGAATCTGGAATTAATTCCATGTCATCTGGTGTTCCACCTGGAAGAATCTTGGTTTCTTTGAGTACATCTTCATCAAGAATATTTAATTGAAGATTCTCTAATGCTGTCTTGATGCTTTGTTTGCCATCACTATCTGCCTTATTGAATGATTCAACAAGAGCTTTTCTTAATTGAAGTTCTTCAGCATTTAATGATTCGCAAACTTGCAATCTTGCTTTTTTAACGGCTGGTAGTTGAACGATATCCCAAGTTTCTAAGAAGAATGTCTCAGGATCGACTTCATCATTATCCATGATATCACCAGAACCTCTGGATGAGATACCAGGAACGAATCCATAGTCGCAAAGTGTCTTTAACAATCTGCCGTTATCTGTATCTAAGATGTCAACATAGGCATATAAGTCGCCGTCGACAATTTTAGGCATTTCTGGAATACAAGCACAGACCAATTTCATGTCTGTCTCTTCTCTGTCTGCAGGATGTCCTAATTCTAGGAACAAACTTTTGTTAGCAATCTTTTCTTGGAAGATTTCATCGGTAAGAGCTCTTTCCCAAAGTTCTCTGTTATAGCGTCTACCGTTTCTTGTATTCTCTTTACAAGTGGCGATAGGACCATAAAGTCTACCGAGAATATGTCTTGCGGCCTTTTCTTCTTCAGAAAGAGGTTGCATTCTAAGTGTTTCGAGTATTTGTTTATTTTTGTCCATATTTTCCCCTTGTATACTTTCTTTCAAATAATAAGTGGTATAGACAAATCAATTTGTCTACTTAATTTAGCGAATAAATTTTTTAATAAATTAATAATTTAATAATTTATTAATTTTCACTTTAAATCAACAATTTAATTGATTTGGTCCGTCTATCAATTAATTTAGCGAATAATAAAAAAGGAAAAAAATAAAAAACGGAGTTTTACTCCGTTTTTGTGTTTATTTGATTAACCTCGGATTAATTCGCGTCTTCCAGCAATATATTCTAAGACTAATATATCAGATTTAATGAGCTTGATTAACTTTACACAGCTATCTGGTATTTCGGTTTTGAAATAATCATTCAATACACGTGTAATTTCTTCAGCTCTTACCTCTTTATAGAATTGACTATTATCTTCGAGCTTTTTGCCATATAACACAATTTGAGTCATCAAACAGGTTAATGTGGTAATAACATCATTGATATTATCAACTTCTTTTAATATATTAGTATATAATGGTGATTTGCTTTGGTTATGCTTTTTTCTAAGCATTTCGTAGAAGTTTCCGACTTCAATTCCTCTGTTTCTTGAAATGAATTGGAGAACATCTAACGGAATTTCCTTTGAGCCAACTAATTTCTTAATATAAGAATTGACGTTTAGCCCATTGTCCTCCATCTTAACAAGAATTGATAGACAATCATTTTTCGTAATCATTATTTAGTTCCTTTCGAAATTATTTATTTTCTGTGAAATCTTTTTTAAGGTCTTCTGCCGTTGGAAGATCATCGTCATCATCTAAGAAGCCATCTTCAGTTAAGGCAGTTGTTCCCTCTGTTGGTTTAAATCCTTCCATTGGCATTGGGGTAAGTTCTAAGTCTTCGCCCCCTTCTTCAGCTGGAGCTTCTTCAGCTGTAGCTTCTTCAGCTGCTTCTGGAGTTGCCTCTGTTTCAGTTGATGCCGCAGCAGCAGCTTCTTCTTCGGCTTTGGCAGCCTCAGCTTCTGCTTTTTCAGCTTCTTCGGTAGCTTGAATCTCTTTGTCGATTTGAGTTAGAATATCATCACCAAAGTTCAATGTTCCAACTAAGGTCTTTAAGATTTCTAATCTTCTTGTCTTTCCTTCGACGTCGGTTAATAAGCTTTGAAGGTTGCTTAATGCAGAGATCTTAGCGGTAAAGCTTTCTCTGAAGCTTACTTCTTCTTGCGTTACTGGGATTTTCATCTTTAAAACGAAGTTATTTAAGTAGCTCTTTAATCCTTTATTAATTAATATTAAATTAATAATATCAGTAACAGCTTGGATAATTGAGTTTTGAACTCTCTTAACGCCTTTAGCATAAACGCTGGATAAGACTGTTAATGCGGTTCCACCGTTGAAGCCAGCGCCGTCGTCTGTCCAACCAAAGTATTGCTTTGGAATTCCATAAGATGAATAGAATTTATTGTTCCACCAGTCTAAGTCTGCGAGGTCTTTAACATTTACATCGCCGCCGACAGAATCAATTGTGATGGCACCTTGTCCATTATGGGTAACATAGTATATGTTATTTTCCATAGCAGCTGGGTTATTATACTCAGACATGCTTCCATTTTCATTGATAGCTGTTTTTTGTTCAAGCATGTCCTTAACACGTCTAAGTGTTAATTGAGCTTGCTCTTTAGGCATATCACCAACTTCAACAGCGACTTTTCTAAGGATACTTGAACGGGTTAATCTATTTAGGATCGCTGCGCCTTCGAGTAATGATTTTTCT